TTGCTATGGCTGTGCAGTTGGTAGCTCTTGTATGGTATATAAGTGGAATGGTTCACGACATCGAACATCTTGAGGGAACAGTGTCTGCACAACAAGACGTTATCGAGCTAATCAGCTCAGATGTAGATGATTTGTGGGAGTTCTGCACTTTTACGGAAAACAAGTGGGCAGAGAGTTATACCTCTGACATGGTCTATGAGCGTGTCTGTGGCTCAAAGGAGTTTGTAGATGAGTGAAGCACTAAAAACATTACAAGAAAAGATAGGGGCTACACCTGATGGTGCATTTGGTCCTAATACTGCAAAAAAGATCTGTGACCACTACGCTTTAAATCCAGAGCGTGGAGCGCACTTCTTAGGGCAGCTTGTGCACGAGAGTGGTACGTTTCGTTATACACAAGAGAACCTAAACTATAGCAAAGAATCCATACTGGCAGTGTTTGGTAAATACTTCAAATCAGAAAGCGATGCCGAAAGCTGTGCACGTAACCCACAAGCTCTTGCTGACCGCGTGTACGGTGACAGGATGCAAAATGACGGACAAGGATGGTTATATCGGGGACGCGGATTTTTACAATGTACTGGAAAAATGAACTATTCTCAGTTTGCAGCAGATATGGATCTACCAGAAATTATGAAAGATCCTGATCTTGTGGCTACAAAATACCCTATGGAGAGTGCTATTTGGTTCTTTCACAGAAACAAGTTGTGGGGGATATGCGATGAAGGCGTCAATGATGAGACGATAAAGACCATCACAAAAAGAGTAAACGGTGGCTATAACGGACTAAAGCACCGTAAAGAAGAGACTAAGAAGATATACGAATGGTTAACATAATTGCCAGTTTAAACTTTTGATGTTAGAGTTTGTGTAAGTTTTGGAGATGTAAATGGTTCTGCCACTGTTATTTAGCATAGGATTACCCGCACTAGCAGGTTCAGGTGCACTTGGAGCTACTCTTGGTGCAATGTCAGTACCCGCACTAGCAGGGATCGGTGCAGGGCTAGGATCGTTTGTACAGACAGGAGACATAGGCAAAGGCATACAAACAGGTATGGCGTCATTTCTTGGCGGTAAAGTACTTGGTGGGCTGTCTGGTTCGACTAGCACAAACGCAATTAACACAGCACAAGGCGCAGGGGCAGCAACAAAACCTGGGTTTATACAAAGTATAACCGCCCCAAGCCCTTCCGCATCATCTATTGTAGCAGGCGATCCGTCTAATCTAGCCACTAAATTTCTTGGAACAGAGACAGCAAATGCAGCTATGCCCTTCGGCACTACTCCAAACGCTACTAAAGGCGGTGCACTTACTGCGGCGCAGCAAGGGTTTACACCTGGGATGATAGGTCAAACTATGACCGACATGCAGTTAATGCAGCAGGGGTACGAGAATCGTGCAGCAGACAGTGGAGATACGGAAACAAGACCTCCTTTGCCGAATCCGATGATACGAACGCTTAACCCTAATCCATATGCAGGTGGGTTTGGAGAGGCAAATTATTTTAACTACAGACGTATGCCACGTCCTGACGGAAGTACCCCACAATACCCATACACGTATGCAGATGGTGGCATAATGGCTCTAGCCGAAGGTGGCGAAGCTGAAGCCGACGCTGATGCAATGATGGAAGAAGCAGGCATGAATGAAAAAGACCTCATTATGAATGCTATCTTGGCAATAAAAGAGATGATTGTTGAAGAAGAAGCTGAAATGGCTTTGGCTATGTTTGTTATGAAATACGGTGAGGAAGCACTACGCAACCTCGTCGATAAGGTACAGTCTGGAGAGTTTGATGAGACTGTAGAACGCTTTGCAGCAGGTGAACAGGGAATGGTTGAAGGCCCAGGAGATGGTTCTGGCGTTGATGACATGGTTCCTGCGACACTTGAAGGAGAACAAGATGTCCTGTTGTCTGATGGAGAGTTTGTGCTGAGAAAGAAAACTACTGATGCGCTAGAAAAAGCATACGGTGGTGGCTTTCTTGATATTGTTAACCGTGCTGAAGAGGATGCACCCAAGAAACTTGAACAAATGGTGGGATAAGTGAGAATTAGCTTAGTGCCTGAAAAGGCAGTGGGCCGTGTATGGAAGGATGTTGAAGAGATATTAAACAGGGCTGTAAAGACAGTCAAAGACAAAACAAGTGTAATAGATATACTAGATGGTGTTTTTGATGGTACTTACGTTCTTTGGGTTGTATTAGATGACGACGACAAAATAGTAGCTGCATTTACTACAAGACTTATAATATATCCTCAACGTAAAGCACTGGCCTTAGACTGGGTAGGCGGAACGCAAATGAAAGAATGGGAAGATCAGTTGATTGATACTATGAAGCGTTACGCAAATGAGTTAGACTGTAGTCACCTAGAGGGCTATGGAAGAAAAGGTTGGGGTAGAGCGTTGAAGAAATATGGATTCTATCCTGAGTACATAGCTTACCGAATGGAGTTATAAGATGGGCAAAGGCAGTCAGCAAATACCTACAGATACTACGACACGTACCACAAGCTTACCTGAGTACGCTGATCCGTACTTTCGTCGGGTCTTGCAGGGTGCTGAAGATGCCCTTCTACCGTTCAACCCGTATACAGGACAATCTACCTATCAACCATATCCTGGGGAAAGATTAAGCTCGTCCAATATGTACGGCGATATAGGTGCATCTCGTGCCATGACACGAGGTATTGCTCAACAAGGTATCGCAGGTATGCCAGAAGCACAGCAAGCAGGTAGACTAGGTATGTCTGCTACTGGTCGTGGTATTGGATATACAGATCAAGCAGTGGGTAGGCTTAGAGGTGCAGGGCAATACGATCCTACAACTTTTACAGGTGGTGCAGTACAGCAGTACATGTCTCCATATATGCAGAACGTTGTGGACGTTCAGAAGCGACAAGCAAGAACAGATTTTGACAGGTCTCAAGCAGGAAGAGATGCAGATGCTGTAAGCGCAGGTGCATTTGGTGGCTCTCGTAGGGGCGTTGTTGATGCCTTGGCACAAGAAGGATTACAGAGACAGCTTGGTGATATACAAGCTATGGGTCAGCAGCAGGCGTTTGAACAAGCATCTCGTCAGTTTGAAGCTGATCGTTCAGATAGACAGTTTGGCATAGGTCAGAGACTTGCAGGTGAGCAAGCAGCATTAGGCGCAGCCAATCAACTAGGTGGCATGGGGCAGCAGTTTGCCAACATGGGCGCAGGTCTAGCCAGTCTAGGAGAACGTCAACGTGCCTCCGATATACAGGGTGCACAGCTACTTGATACTATTGGTCGTGACATCCGTGCAGAGGATCAGGCTCGTCTTGATATGTCTTATGAAGACTTTGTACGTCAGAGAGAGTTCCCTGCACAGCAGTATGAGCGTATAGCAGGACTTTTGAGAGGCATGCCCGTGACGCCAAACGTAGATATACAACGTATGCAGGCATACAATCCACTATCATCGGCTCTTGGTGCAGGCATTTCGGCCTTGGGACTTTATAGAGGGCTAACAGGATGAACATAATTGATCTTCAAGAAAGCCTAAAAGACTATCCTGACAACAGGCTGATGGGTGAAATGCAACGTCCTTCGGGTAACCTACCACAGTTTTTAGTTTTAGGTGAGCTACAAAGACGTAAGCGCATGCGTGATGATTTCAAACGTCGAGAAGCAGCCGATATGCCGACTGTAGCAGAAGAGATGATTACAGGCGCAGGTGTGCCACAAGAAGGTCTAATGGCAATGGCAGGCGCTATGGCTCCAAACACAGCCGTGTCGCAAGATACAGGTATAGACCAAGCCATGCCGATGCAGGCAACACGTGCTCCACAGCAACCACAGATGGCAGCGGATGGTGGGATCATGCGCCTTAATCAGGGATCGGCTTTGTCATTAAGAGAGCAAAGAAGACTTTTAGATGTTGACGAACCTCTAGTGCAGGGGAGTATCCTGCGTGAAAATCCGTTTAGCCCTATGACAGAATATTTCACAGAACAGTTTGGCAATTCTGATTTGATGCAAATTGCAGCCGTGTTGCAAAGAGGCGGTGATAAGGAGGCACTTATTGCTAATTATGGTATAGATGCTGTACGCGAAGCAGAGTCTATGCTTCAAGGTTATTTAAAAAAATCTACGGGGAAGTTACCTCTTGGTCGTACTACTTTAAGTGAGCGTGACCTACGAAGGATGGAGCGTCAGGGTAATTTTGGTAACAAATCTTATCGTGATCCTTCACAAAGCACTTATCTAGGCGGTGAACGTGTTAATCAGAGCACTAATAAAGCACCTACTATAGACTATACAGACCCTCAATCTTTACAAGAAATAGACCCAGACTCCACAACTTTTGTTGCCCCAGAAGCAGTTAGCGATCCACGTCTTAATATGGATACCGCAGGTGGTTTAGGTTCTATGTCTCTTGATAGCAGTGTTCCTGAAATGGCTTTAGATTCGCCGTTATTGCTAAGACAAATTATAGATTCTGGAGTAGGTACTCGCGGTGCAGATACAGACCCTGCTCAACAGTTAGCTGAATTTTTAGCGAGTCGTAGGTCTGATCTTCCTGGGGTTAATCTTCCTGGGGAGTCATACCCCTATGAAATAGATCCAGATGCGGCTGAAAAACAAGGACAGGCCATATTGGATAGTCTTACTCCTCCACCTACAGGACAACAAAACAATCCCAATATTGATGGGCCATTATCAAGTGCTTTGCAGTATTATGGCGGCACAGCTTTTAAAGGAGCTGCTACTCCCGAACCTACTGATGAAGAACGCCGTATTATAGAAGGCATGTCCGCTGTTCCAGAAGCAGGAGCTAAAATTAAAACAGAAAGTGCACCAGATAGATCTATAGACAGACAAATTAACCCTGAAAAGTATATGGATTTAGATGACTTTTTAGCACAAGATTCCATAAGAGATCGTAGTTCAGATCGAGGATCTTCTTTGCAGTACCCTACTTTCTTGCCTTACCCCACTGCTTCAGGTGCTTTTCCTAACGATGCCGAACTTGCAGGACAGTATCCGCAGCGTGGTGGATCAGAAACAGTAACAGAGAGACAGCTCCGAAAAGGACAAGAATTTGCCGACTCTTATCGACTACCCCCACCTCTAAGAGAGTTTATTGATAGTTTTAAGAGCGAATCAATTGCTCCAAAAGCAGATGAGGATAGGAGAGACGATCCAGAACTAGCAATAACTGAACCTACTACCATAGCAGAAGACGCCGAAACATCAGCAGAAGAAGCAATGCGTTTGCAAGAAGAGAGTTTTAATCAACCTGATACAGTAACCGATGGCGGTGAAGGCGGCGCAGGATTTGGTTCTCCTGAGTCAGAAATTGCTAAATTACTATCAGATCGTAGAAAAAGAGCAGACCAGAACAAATGGTTAGCACTAGCAGAAGCAGGGTTCGCTATGATGGGGCCAGCAGCAACTTTCGGTGAAGGTATCGGCAAAGGTGGTAAAGCAGGATTAGCAGCTCTACGCGAGTCACAAAAAGGTCTAGATGCCTTTGAAACAGATATGCTTAAACTACAAGCAAGCATGGACATCGCTGATGCTAGAAATCAAACAACAATACAAGCTGCACAAATAAGAGGCGATAATGCACTGGCGGCAGCGATGCTCCGAAAGAAAAATCCTACAATTACCGCGTCAGCGTTGACAGCCGCGCAGGCTAGAGTAAATGAAGCAAGGGATGTCCTAGCAAACGCAACCACCCAAGCAGATAAAGTTGCAGCCGATGCGGCTTTAAAAGAAGCGTTAGCCATAAGAGATGAATTTACTAGGATGTATAGTGGTCAGATAGGAGCAAATATAGCGTCTAATACAGCAGGTACTACAGGCGGACTCATACCAACTAAGATTTCCTAAGAAAGTTAATCGATGGGTAATTATCAATATATCGATCCTCGAACAGGGCAAGGTTACGATTTTGAAATCGCAGGAGATATTCCCACTGATTCTGACTTTGCTAAGATGGCGCAAGTTCTGGAGCGTGATAGACTAAGAATCGCCGCTGCTTACGAAGACGCTTTTGGCGAACCCCCTGAAGAAGTTGATGATGGCACGGCTATAGGTCGTGGTTTTGCTCGTGGTAAGAAACAAATAAAAGGCGCTGTTGGAGAGACACTAGGCACTATTGGTGAGAAGACTGGGCTAGGATTTCTTGAAGATTATGGCGAGGGTTTAGAAGAACGTGCTCAACAAGAGCTTGGTGAGTTGATGCTTGAGCAACCTGAGAGGCTACAGTCAACAGACGTAGATAGTGTAGGTTCTGCGTTGCAGTATGCAGGAGAAGTTGTTGGTGAGCAAATACCGCAGCTTGGTATTGGTCTAGGTGCAGCCGTCGCAGCCCCTCTTGTCGGGTTGTCTGGCTTTGTTGGTGGAGCAGTAGCCGCAGGTGCAGCCACAGCGCCGATCTTGTTCGGTAACAATATTCAGCGACAAGAAGATGAGGTAGCCGCAGGCAAGAAAGCATCTGTCGATGTAGGATCTGCGTTAACAGCTACGTTTGGTCAAGCTACTCTTGAAGGTATTGCTGACAAGGTTTTGCTAGGCGGTGCGTTCCGTTCTTTAGGAAAATCTTTATTTACCCGCACAGGCTCACGTATAGGTAGTGGTGCTACAACTGAAGGCTTGACTGAAGTCGGTCAACAGATGATGGAGCGAGCACAAGCGGGACTTCCTATAGATAGTGATGATGCAATCGCAGAATATCGTGAAGCAGCTATTGCAGGCGGTCTCATCGGTGGCGGTACACGAGCTACATTTGGTGCTATCGGAGAAGGTGATCCAGACACTGAAACAGGTGGTACGACCCGTGGCCAAGGCACGAAAGTTGCACAAGGCACACAAACAGCTCCTCAGTTACAAAAAGGCCAAACACAAGGCGAGTTATTTGCAGAATCAGAGATTACCGCAGCACAAGAAAAAGACGCTAGAAATAAAGCTGATCCAGCGCCACCAAAAGGTAAGGCAGAAAAGTCAGAAGGAGAGATCGCAGAGGATTCGGCTGTAGCAGGAGCTACAACGGGTGATACGGTATCCGCAGACGCACTAAACAAAGAAGAGCAGAATGTTGTTAACAAAGCTGCACGTGAACAAGAAAAAGCCGCAAAAAAGGCAACGGCAAAAACAAATGAGTATTTAAAAGACAAGCCAAAAGAAGATCGTGCCGCATCAATTAAAAGCGAGCAGACTGGTCAACAGATTGAAGTAGGTAAAGAACCAGTACAAGGTGAGTTGTTCGCAGAAGAGCAAACAATCGACGATGACTTCCTAGCTGACCTAAACGTGCCGAAACAGGCGTTGATTAGACGTGAGGGTACTGCAAAGAGTCTGATTGGTAAAAAGGTATCTGACGAAGGAGTCTTTGACGAACTTAGAAATTTTGCAAGAATAAGCTCCGTACCAGAAGCTAAAGAGGGAGTACAAGGCTTCTTAGACGGATTGGAGGTCGAAGATGCAGGAGGAGATGGCACTACTACAGGAGGAACTGGAGCAGGCGTTCAGGATAGTGGATCTGGCGTGGCAGGAACGAGACGGGCAAGAAGTAGAGATCAAGATCCCTCCAACGCTACATCACCTAACACAGAAGGAGTGGGAACAAATCTGCCAGATCCTGAGTTACCTGCTGTGGCAGCAGGAGAACAGTCAGGTGCACTAAGACGTTCAGGTATAGGCGTAGGAGAAGCAAGTGGAGCTGCGGGACAAGTATTCCCTGGAGTAACACGGTTTAAAGACTCAGACAGAGTTCTAGCAGCGCAACAAGATCGCCTTGCGCCTCCACCCGTATCTAGAACAGAAACAACGCAAGAAGCCGCACCTGAAGCAGATGTGCAAGCGCAGCAAGAACTAAATGTTGCAGCGCAGCAAGCTCTAAATGATCGTTTTGTTTTAGAACCTGCTAACAACAAGGAAGGTAAAGCTACTGCCGTTGCACGGCAGTACTACGAAGAACAGCAATTAGAGAGTCAAGAATCTGACCCTACCAACGCAGATGATAAACAAGCTATTTTAAACCTGTTTTCTATTCAGAAAAATCAACTAACAGAAGAAGCTAAAGCCGCCAAAATATTTTTTGATAGGTTTCGCCGTCCTATAGATGCTCTAGAAGAAATAGGCGGTATGGAAGTCGTCGGTCCTACTCAATACGTTAGAAAGAACTATAATGCAGATGAGTTTGACTTCTACAGAGGGATGACAAAAAGCAAAGCTCTTGCCGCACGTAAGTGGGCGCAGCTTAACTTGTCAGAAGAAGCTAGTAGTCGTATAGCCCTTGCCGCACAACGAATACGCAAAGATACCTCTAAGTTTAACCCCTCTGACAAAGAGATCGAAGCAGGTCGCGCAGCTAAGAAAGAAGCAAAGAACTTTCGTGACGCTCAGAATCTAGCATACAAACGGCAAGTGGATGAGATTGTAAAACAAAACAATCTTGTAGCAAGCATACCTGCTCAAATCGAAGCAATGCCAGAGCAGAGACAGATTATTCCTGATTTGGAAGGTGCGTTTAAAAACTACTTACGTGACCCACAAGGACTAAACTTTACACAAGCTGAAATAGATACGATGACCCCTGCACAGATACAAGAGTATCGTGATGGTTATAATTACTCTTATCAGCTAGGTCTGTACCTAGATGCAGATGCAGTGCATGGGCTAGATATTGCACTACTACCTAGTGTGCGCAACGCACTTATGAACGGCAACTTACGTGGAGCGTTAGACGCCGTAGCTACAACCAGTCAAGTAGACAGTATTCGTGAGATTGCAGCTAAATTAGGGGCTGTTGTAGGCGATACGCAAGTGCGAGTGGTTGACAATCTATCACAGACAACAGGGCGCAACAGCGCAGGAATGTTTGAGCCTGAAACAAATACGATCTTTATCGATGCTACCAACGGGATGAACGTGCATACTATACTGCATGAGATGACCCACGCAGCTACCTCGGCATCGATAGCTAACCCATCACTGCCTGAGACTAAGCAACTACAAACAATATTTGACAACGTGCGAGAGCAATTCGGTGAGGCATATGGTACGGCAAACTTAGACGAGTTTGTTGCTGAAGCGTTTAGCAATCCAGAGTTTCAAAGTGCACTAGCTCTTACAAAGGTAGATGGAGGTAGATTAACAGGTTGGGAGAAGTTTACAGGTGCAGTAAAACGTATTATCCGTAAGATACTAGGTTTGTCTCCTTCCCCTACTGCCCTATCTGAGGTTAATCGCATCATAGACGGTATGCTTTCTCCATCCCCTGCCACACGCGCAGCAGCACCCATGCTGATGTTAGCAGGGTCAAAGACGGGAGCGAAGAATTTAGCCAGAGGCGCAGCAAGCGTTGTGCCAGAGGGTATTCGTACTTCAGTTGCAGATAGCGCAGATGTCATATTTAACGAAGGAGCGTCACGAACGTTACGGAGCTGGTACTTAAACACCTTACCTGTAAACATCTTGACAGATAAAGCTAAGAAGTTCATCCCATTTGCTAGAGAACTCAACACTATAATCAATACAATGAGTGGGTCGTTGAGAAAAAAGTCAGAAATGCTAGACTCGATTCTTTTCAATCTCCACAAGTGGCAACGCAAAAATAAAGACAAAGCACAGATATTAAACAACCTTATACCGCGTAGTACCTATCTACAGGTTGATCCGTCACGCACTGATGTAGAGTATATGAAAGACATTCGTAACGACAAAGAGCGTTCTGCGGAATACGATCAACTAAGAGCAGAGTACAACAAGCTAAATCCTGAAGGGCAGGCGTTCTATCGTCAGATGCGTAATTACTTTCAGGATACATACAAAGAAATAATGGAAGCGTTAGACATACGCCTAGAAGCCACAATAACAAATATCGATCAACGCAAAGCTGCGATGGCTAAGATAAAAGAGATGATGCAAAAACAAAGCGGCATCATCACACCATATTTTCCTTTGATGCGTAAAGGGGCATACAGACTAACATATCAAGCAGCCGACCCTAGCACAGGGAGACCAGAACGTTTTGTAGAATACTACTCTACAGAGCGTAAAGCGACACAAGCATTGCAGGCAGCGGAGAATGCAGGAGCCAAAGAAACATCTATAACTTCAGCTTCAAAACGATTTGAGTATGAGAACAATCCTTCACCTGGGTTTGTAGGTGATCTTTTTGACACGCTAAATGGCGCAAATGTATCTCCTGAAGCGATGAGTGAAGTAATAGATCTTGTATTAGATGCCATGCCAGAGCGTTCTTTTTTACAAGGCTTTCGCAGACGTGGAAATGTACGCGGATTTATTGGAGATGTAACGCCAACGGGTATGGGTGGCACGGAATTTGACGCCTACACGATGATGAAAGAAAAAGGTCGTGACCTAAACAGGCAGCTTGTGCAGATGAAAGCAAGTGCAGAGCTTGTTGGGTTTAAGAACAAATTGACGAGTGGCAAGTACGATCAAGACCCACGCACAGCAATGATGGCAGGTAAGCTTGCACAGATAGCTACGTTTGCACAAAGCCCAGACATAAATCGTGCTTCTCAAATAGTTAATAGTCTTGGGTTTGGCTATACTATGGGGCTTAACTTTTCTTCCGCAGCCATAACATTCTTCGATGTAGCCATGAGTGCCATGCCTGTGCTTGCAGGAAAACACGGTGTCGGTGCTACTTCCAGAACATTCGGCACAGCTTCTAAATTATTTATGGGTGCACCTAAAACAAGAACCGTTATGGTAACTGGCCCTGACGGACAACCTGTTCAACAAGAAGTAAACATGGGAGCGTTTGGTAAATCGATTGCCAACTACGAATTAGACCAATTGCCTGCTATTTTACAGGACAATCGTGGTGACATACTGATCGAGATGGGTACAGATCAAGGACAGTTTAATCAGTCCATGACACAAGAAAATTTAGAGATGGGTAGAGGTGCACCTTTAGAAACCTTCAACAAATTCTCTAGTTTTATGTTTCATCACTCAGAAAGATTTAACCGTGAGACCACACTCACATCTGCATATCTACTAGAAGTACAAAAACTTAGACGAGAGAAAGGCGATCTTACTGAAGCCGACTACCGTGATGCAGCTCAAGAAGCTATAGATGCTACAGAATTTACTCTTGGTGCAACTGCTTCCGCAGGTCGTCCAATCGTAGCGCAAAGCGGAATCGGTAACGTGCTGTTTCTCTTCAAAAGATTTGCAATCAGTAAATACTATATGATGGCAAAACTAGCCAAAGAAGCGGCTATGGGAGATCCCGTTGCACGTGCGGCAGGGCGTAACTTTCTTATCTCTACAGGCATATTTGCAGGGCTTGGTGGCATGCCAATGATGGGTGCAATAGGTGTACTCTACAACATGTTTGCAGATGATGATGAAGATGACTTCGAGGCAGCTACACGTAAGTTCGTAGGAGAAGGTATTTATGGTGGGCTTGCTAATGAAATGTTGGGCGTAGATTTAGCTAATCGGATCTCAATGAACAGCCTGCTGTATCGTGCACCGATCATAGACAAAGATCAGAGTAATCTGTGGACATTGGTAGAACAACTCGGAGGTCCAGTAATTGGTGTAGGGTTAAGTATTGAGCGCGGCATAGGTGATGTTTACGAGGGTGAGTGGTATAGAGGCGTAGAATCTATGGTCCCTGCATCTGTCCGTAACGGTATGAAATCTTTTAGGTTTGCGACTGAAGGGGCAACGACTAGACGTGGAGATGCCATTACCGAAGATATCAATCCATACAATGTAGCAATGCAGCTTGCAGGGTTTGCACCACAATCCTACATACAACGACTTGAGGTAAATAAAAACGAGAGACGTAAACAAACATCGTTAGATAGTAAACGCACAAAGCTTCTACGAAGACGTAACATGGCAATGCGTGAAGGTGACTATGAAGAAGTGCAAGAAGTAGATGAGTTGATTGCTGAGTTTAACGCATCCATACCTGAAGCCTTTGTGCGAGATGAGTTAATAACAGCAGAAACAAAAGAACGTTCGTTAAAAACATTTTTAAGGCTCTCTAAAAACATGCGCGGTGGGGTATCTTTCACTGATGGTATGCTAGAAAGTTTAGAAGAATACGACTTAGACTAAAAAAGACCCCCACAAGATGCAGGGGTCAGTATAACAATGGAGAACAACATCTAGAGGACGTTGTCAGATATAGTATATCACATAGTTCTCCACGCACGTAAACCAAGTTTTCTGTTTTCAACACAAATCTGCATCTCAAATTCCCATGCTTTCATTTTTGCAACACTTTTTAATTGTTTTTTACCCTTTTCGGTGTTGATGCAGGGTACAAATATAGATGACCCTACGTCCATTGCGTCCCAGTTTATTGTGATCCGAAGCCCGTCAGGGTTCAAATCATCAAGCTTCATCACTTTCTGATCCATCACTGCCCTCATCTAGCTCTTGAAATTTCATCTCTAACACCCAGTCTGGTGGCAGATTAAAGTCTGTACCCTTAGTCAAACGTTTCTTTATACGCTTGGCGTTCAGCTTGTCTTTCAGATCGTCCACAAGACTAGCGTAGTTTATCTGTTGATCTATACACCACTCTCTAAACGGCTTGATGCGTAGGAATAACAGTTTTGTGTCAGGCTCGTACCGTGCAACCAAGAAGCCCCTTGGCGATGCCGAAATAGGTACAAGCTGATCCAGACCACTGTCGTTCTTGCCTCGCAAGTCCTGTGTGCTTTCTATCTTCAGCAGGTTGTTGTAGTTCTCTGACAAGTAGTTGTTGAGTGTTTGGGATACCGATGCACCGATGTCGTTGACAAAGTTGTTTCGTATAATCAGTTCTTTCACCACCCATTTATATACAGCACCCACGTCGTAATTAACGAACCCAAGGTTCTTAGCTATAATAAGCCCTGCAAGAATTACAGCATTGCCGTTTGACCAAAACCTATTTTCTGGTCCTAGCCCTGCCGCAGCGTCTATTCTGCGCTTGACAGACTCAACGGTGCGCTTGGCTTCTTCTTTGTTATTTATCACCCACTGCGTATACTCTGGACCAATCCAACCGTAGTTCTTTTTTAACTCATTAAAGAGATCAGTTGTATCGTCGTTCTTACCGACAGCGTTAATTAGTTTCTTTACTTGTATCTCAAACAGCCGCTGCATCTCTGCTTTCGGCATGGCTTTGTCTCGACTCAGTATCTCCCATGCACTGGTGTTCCCAGAGCTAAGAGCTAACAGTTGCCAAGGCTTACCACGAGTTCTTTCTATGTTACCGTTTGATGCGAGACGGTTCTTCTGACGTCCTCCTGATACTTGGTAAACATACTCAGACATCTCTCTGCTTGTTATGTTAGTCATCTCATCAGACACCAGGGGTAAGCTGTGCATCACCTCACCACGGTTCATCCTAGCGTTGTGAGTATCATCTTTGGCGTTCATCAGATCTTCTGGGTTGCCCCATAAAGATAAGCAAGCCATCTGTGCAGTTGTTTTACCCACGCCTGTGCCACCATGTAGATGCACTGCCATGCTATTTAGCCCTGTCAAAGCCATCAGAGGCGAGCCGAATCCGATGCCAACGATGTATTGATGTAACTCCCATCCTGCCTTGTCGTAAAAGTTTAGCATGTCTATGCTTTTCTCACGCGAACCTTTTGGTTCAAACGCATCTATAAGCCCTGCTGTCTTAGATGATGGAGGGTTGTAGCTAATCTCTGCACCAGTGATAAGTTTATCTCCAAGTACAAACTCTTCCATATCGTCATCGACCCAACCAAATTGTCTATGCGCTTCGTCTGCCATAGATGTTTTCTGCAATTCATCGACCCACTTTGTTGTATATGCCATGAGCTTATCTAGACTCCTTCCCCATGCAGTTACGCCTTCTCGCGCCATGCTCTTACGAAACTCTTCTCTTGAGGTCACATGCGTAAGTGGCACACTAAACTGGCGCACACCGTCTCTTGGTAAGTGTAGTCGAAATACTAATGTCTCACCAAGCTCTTCATCATGCAACCTACGAGTGATGTATATATCATGATGATATATTACCTCTTCTTCTATGTCTCCATCAGCGTTGCTGCTACGCATAAATACGCCACCTGCTACCCCCCTAAAGTATGGTGAGGGGTATTCTGGTATATCGAACTCTTTGCTTTGCTTTTTACCTGCAACAGGTGCAGATACCGTTGCTGAACCCTGCGCTGCTTTGATGCGTTTACCCAACACAATCGGTGACTTTATCTCACCCCATGAAGGACATTCTGTGCACACTCCCTCGTTCAGTTCGTCAAAACGTGCACATGTATACGGACCTTTTATCTCGTCTACCTTCTTACGCATCCCATCTTCACTGTAATCAGGATGCCTATCAGATATTCTTTCTGCTGCCTTGTCCCCATCTATACAGAATTTTGTAATAGATAGCCCTGCTCTCCACAGGGGTTCGCTAACTTCTTCTTGCTTTGTAGCTATAAAACGTAGCTGCTCGCATCCACGTCCTTCGATGGTTTTCTTTATAATCGTTTTAAAAACGTTTTCTGAATTGTCGGCATACGCTTCGTATAACGCGTCTGTACCCAAGTCTATGTTGGTAACTGGCTTCAGTACGCCAAGCTTGGCGACAAACTCAGATAAGACAACAGGTTTTGGCAGGTCTACACCAAACAAACTTACTGCTAGAGGTGGATCGCCTTTATAATTGTGCGTATTCGGCACACGTAGTATACGTGCTACATCTGCTGTCACGGCAGGGTCTGCGAGTAGTCCGTTATCGACGCAAGCCTGCTTTAATGTCTCTGCTGCGCTTACCCATTCCTCTGCCGAAACTGATTCGGTAAGGCTCCAGTATACGTGTACACCTCGTCCACTGCTGACCATTGTAGGTCTGGGCAGAGAGAGTTGTTTACAGAAACTACGCAATGCTTCGATTGCTGCTTGCTGCGTAGGGTATTCTTTTGAAGGACCGCAGTCTAAATCCAAGAACAAGGATTTGAGTTCGTGTGCGTTGTCGCCCTTTCGGTTTGTGGGTTCTTTAAATGTACTAAGTGCAAAGTAGACGTCGAATCCATCAGAGTTAAACTTGCTTGCAGCTCGTTCTACTTCTTCGATAGTGCTATAAAATTTTTGTATTCTCTTTTTATCTTTGCTTCTTGCGGCAAACATGCAGTAGTGACCGCTGTCGCTTAGTACTCTCCCCAAAAAATCTGTCGTTTCCATTGTTGCTGCTCCAAAATGAATCGTGGTGAGGTGTGATAGGAGTCTACCTCACCACGACACTCTCTCGTTAATATTAGGATAAGAAGTTCCCCCTTACCTTCTTAATCGTCCCAGTCATCAACGAGAGCCGCAAGGTCAGCCTCATCAGCAGGAGGAGCAGCTCCCTCTTTCTTCTTGGCGACCTTCTTCGGTTCGGGGATCTCATCTGCCTCAACAGGTGCAGAATCAACCACATCTTCAAACACGGCTGAAGCATCATCCTCTTCTACAGAGAAACCGTCTTGTGCTTCAAACGGTGAGTATTGCTTCTTCTCAGCAAGTTCTAATACTTGCACGGCTTTCACTCTCAGCGATACTCCGTGTGAACTCATACTATAAGGCACAAGAGTAACCCCTATGTTTATAGTGCTGCCATGAGTAAGTTTAAACGATGACGGTAACTTCCTGTTCTTTGCGTCTACATGCAAAGGTGGTTCTGTTACCTTGCCTTTATACTGACCTTTTAATTGTACAGACCCGATGTAACCACCGTCCATATCTACCTCAAACACGTCTGTGTGCTTGGGCATAGCAGGCCAATCAGAAGCCGCCTGTTCTTTATATGCGGCTACCATGGCTTTATACAGCTCTTTTGCTTGTGCCTCAGTCATACGAAAGTCCATTTCATACTTCGCATTTTCTTCTGTCGGACCACAAGGCACAGTCTTACCCCTTGGCGGAATATTTCTGTCGTATCTATAAGTCTGATCCAGACGCGGATACATAGCTGTAACGTTTTTAATTAAGTGCATAGGTTTGGCTTCTGCCATTAGTTTTCTCCTTTGTTATACTCAAACCCGTCTACTGCCGTAAACGGAGACTTATTTATAGCGTCCTCTCTTGGGATCGCTACGGTTTGTAGCGCAGCAATGCTTGCCGCATGGCTGCTCTTCTGCTTCAAAGCTATCTGAAGCTCTTGCTCTTCAAGTGCACGAACGGCTTTGAAAAACAATTTGGGTGAATCAGTTCTATCATCAAAGCGCATCTGTGTCACCACAGCTATCGATGGCGTCTTGTGCTTATGAAGATATTTAGCGTATGCCTGCATGCCCATGTTGCCATCCTTGGCGTTGCCAAAAATAGAGGTAGCAGGGATTCGTATTTGATAAACGGTGTCCATCTGCCCTTCCAGAAGGATAGCTAGGCGTTGAGAAAACCTACAAGCGCGACCACCGCCGTCACTTGATCCCTTGATGTTCTGCTGACAATCCATACATCGAGCAGACTGTTTTTGGTTTGTCGGCACATCAACGGATGGGACTTGCGTATCTGGCGACCAACATGTTGGGGCAGATGGACTGTTTGGATCGTACTCATCTTTATAATAGGTACGAGCCAACTTTGCGGCATTTACTATTATTACGTTCACTGGGCTATCAATAGCACCAATGCGCTCACCGTCCACAGACTTGCTAAAACGTTTACCGCCCAAGGTTATCTGATGCACAGTGTTATTAGTAGATGCCATATCGGACATTACTCAGCCATTCCTGTCTTGCTTGCTTCTGACAGCGCAGACTCCACATCATCTAGTCTAAACCTATAGACCTCACCGATTTTTATGTACGTGCTATCAGGTATATAATCGTTGTTTATCCACTTACGGACGGTTGACACAGATACTTGGAAGTAGTCTGCAACCTTATTAATGTTCACATATGGTGTATCTTCGTTCATTTTTTCCTCACAGAGATGACGTACTCCGAGTCTACATTGAGACCTGCGGGAACCGAATCAGGATTCTCTTCTATAAACTGTCGTACATTGGTTTGATTTAAACGCTTCTCGAAAAACTCAGGAACTTGATGCTTCATAATGAAAGAGTTCATAGAGTCCCAGTCGCTTGTCCAGTAGCGCTGTTTGACTGTGCGATAGAACAAACCCGCAGGAGTTCTTACACTGTCCACGCCCTGTTCTTTACAGTATTTTAGCAAGGCACGTTTAATCTTATCCTGCTTTTCAGCAAGACCACCATCTTCTTCTTTGAATTTGGCAGACAACTCCGAACGCTTATCGCGTATTTTGATGTAGGCTTTTGTAAGCCTTTCGACTGATACCGCCATTTATGTTCTCCATTATATATTTATATATCTGACATATAATAACTTATACTACTTAGTCAAGTATTTCTTTGTATAAATTTATCATTTCTGTATGTATATTGATACGAGCATCTAACATACGGTAAATACGTTTTTCTGCGGCAGACCCTGCCAACTGAATAACAGTGCATTTATGCTTCTGCCCAGAACGATGAACACGTGCGTTTGCTTGTGCATATGTTTCTAACGACGATGTTGGTCCCCACCACACAACAGTGTTCGCTGCTGTCAACGTGACTCCATGCGCTGCTGCTTGTGGTTGTATGACTAACACTTTGGGATCTGGGTCGTGTTGGAAGCGGGCAAAGATGTCAGTGCGTCTACTCGCAGAAACATCTCCTCGTATGATCTCCGACGTTACGCCGTCCCTGGCAAGCTTCTCAGTAAGTAGATCAATAGCGTGTCTAAAAGGCACAAACACCAAAACCTTTTGGCTGCTTTCATCTATTACTTCTTTCAACGCTTGGTATCGGTTCTTTATATCGAACTGGACCGTATCGCCATCATCGGTGTACACTGCACCTGCACTTATTTGTAGGAGCTTATTTAGATTGATCGCAGCGTTAGCGGCTGTAACATCTTCTCCTGCCACCTGCATGACCATTCTTTTACGCAACATTTCATAGTATTGCTGCTGTTGCTTTGTCATCTCTACAAACCGTTTGGTGTATACCATGTCTGGCAAGTCGAGACATTCGTCTTTTGTAAAACGGATTGCAGGCTGCAACGCTTGAAAGACTGTATCTTTTGCTGTGTCTTTGGGCTTCCATGTAAACTGAGTGACTTTCCACATAACCATGTCACGCCATGACCCAAAGAATCTTGGTACAGACAGAGGGTCCACTAATTTAGCCAGACCGTAAGCGTCTACTGGACTTTGTGCAGCAGGCGTACCCGTCATCATCCACAGCCAATCATTATCGCCGATCAGTTTGTTTAGTGTTTTCCATCGCTTTGTTTGTGCATTTTTGTAATGCGTAGCCTCGTCCACGATAAACAGATCGAACCCACCGTTTGCTATCTCGTCTTTGACAACCTCTACGCCATCGTAGTTTATAATTACAAAATCAGCCCCACTGTTTATAATTTTCTTGCGCTTGTCCTTGCTGCCATGAGCAACATCTACACTCCTGTGCATCGCAAAAGAAAACAAATCATTACGCCACGCACTATCCATAATTGACAAGGGACATATCACTAGCACACGATTTACTTTGCCCTGCATCATAAGATAGTCAGCCGCCCAGATAGCAGAGGCGGTTTTGCCTGTGCCTTGTTCGTTGAAGCAAAAAGACTTTTTGTTCATCGTCATAAACGACGCTGTAGTCTTCTGATGATCGAACGGCTTGTACTGCCCAGGCCAAGTGTATCGTTTAGTGATAGGTGACGGCACGTTTATATTTAACCCACGTAGGGTGTGAGCTTCGTCAAGCCCCCAATTTACAACGACTTCATTCATTGACAACTCCTTGCTCTTTGGGATTACAGTCGTGATCTGTTTAGGATTACGGACTTTCAGCAATATTGCCTTATCCCTAATTATCTTCATGTTGTTCTCCGTGGTAGTGAAACACTACCGCTTCTTCTTAGGGCTGCTCATAGCACCCCCCGCTGCACGATTTTTCTTGCGGCTTTGTACTTTTACACCGTCTTTGTTTTTTCCGCCTTTACTTAGCGGTTTCTTGTGGGCAATGTCCTTGCCTTCTCGTTTATCGGCTTTGCCGTTTTTATTTTTATCTACACTTTTCTTATCCATCTTACGTCTGGCACGTTGACGTTCCATGCGATCTTCATGCTCGCCTCTGGCTTTCTGTTGTTTGTATTCTTTCTTATAAGGACGCTTTGTCTTAGTGTATGGCATTAGTTTCTCCCATTGTGAGCACATTCAAGCACTGGACAATGACGTTTGCACAACCCAGACGGGCGTGGATTCCATACATCCGACTCAAATGCTTTTTGCATCTTACCATATATTCCTAACCATTTCTCCCAAAGATTTGGTTCTGAGTCAATTTCATACTCAGCTTTTATCAAACCTTTGGCTATAACAAAAAGAAGTCCTGCTTTCACTCTTGTTATTTGTGGGTAGTGTTTAAATATAATTAAAGCCATCAACTCAAGCTGCCCTTTGTCAGCATACTTTGACGATCTGCCTGTTTTGTAATCAATAACCCACGCAACACCTGTCAACACGTCTATGATTACTAGGTCAGCTATCCCGCGAAACCACACACGTTTATCAAAAAACCCACATGGTTCTAGGTCAGCAGTCAAGCCTAGCTTTTGTTCACATATTTTAACACCGCGTTTGTTGTTAAGAGCATCAAGAGTTGACTGTATAAAATCAAATTTTTTAGGAAGAGGCACTTCTGATTTGATGTAGTCTTCGCAAGCCTTATGAAAGTCTGTGCCATATCTCATGGCATCCGTCTCTTTAACAGGATACTGCTTTAAAATCTTTTCGTGGTAAAACTGTTTAGGGCATTGTTCAAACGCTTTCGCTTTACTAAACGACCAAGGTGCGATGTTCACTCACAGTCTCCATATGATTTGCCTATACCGCTTTCACAGTCTATAGGTAGTCCTGCTGCCCAATCGGGTGTATTTCTCATACAATGCTCTACATGTTGCCGTGCTAGAAGAACCTCGTCATCAGGAACGCAGCATACAATCGAGTCGTGTACTGTTAACACCACTTTGTATTTCTTACTTATTCTTAGCATTTGTTCGCCTATAATGCAACGAGCTAATGCTTGACATACGTTCTCTATGACCTTGCCACCGTATATTCTGGTGCGCCCCCTACGAGTTTTATAGCTATGCTCCAAACCCTTTTCGGCTTGCTCTGCATACAACTGTTCGTAAAAAATACTAAGGCCATTAGGCATGACAAGTGCGTTGTTGGCTGCATCCACAGTGACAATACCTTTACGACCAAACTGTGCGGCTCTGCCGTTTGCTAGTTGCTGCACCATATAATTAGCATCACGCCATACTTTGCTTATCTTATAATTAGCATCCCGATAGATATTTATAATCCTGCGTGACTCATGAGGTGGCACTTCAAACCCAAACGTCTTGAGCTGTACTGCGAACTTCTCTGCCCCCATGCCATACCCTGCGCCAAGAATTGTAGTCTTACCCACAAATCTCTGTTCTTTAGTTACGTCCTCTTCAGCACATCCATAGATACGAGAAGCCATCTTTACATACACATCCTCGCCGTTGGCAAACGCATTAGTCAATTCGTCCTGCCCTGCAAACCATGCAAGCACTCGCGCTTCAATCTGTGCGCTGTCAGCCTCGACTATTGTATAGCCTTCGGGTGCGATGATTGCCTTCTTTAGCTTCTTCGCATTTGGTCCTCTGCTTGGTAGGTTTTGCAAGTTGATCTTGTCAACCCCACCCCATCTACCTGTATGTGCGGCGTAGTATCTTACGGGTACAGGGAGCAGCCCACGTTTAGATATACCTATAAACCTCTCTGTACGTGTTTCTTCTAAGGTACTTTTGTTACCCAGACGTGCAGCAACCAGAGATTGTACCCGATCATCGTCATGTTCTTGTAATTCTTTGAACGCCTCGTCAGACTTCGCAAAGGCGTAGGTCTGCTTGCCTGTCGTGGCGCTGATCTTCATGGGTGGTTCTACATCAAGATCTCGTAGCATATCTGCAAACTTCTGATTGGACATCAAATCTTTTTTGTCGGTGACATTTGCATCACGTAACAACTTGTCTTTACGATCTCTTGTATCTTCAAGGTGCTGTTCCAACAGTCCAAGATCCAGATCAAGCGTAGGCTCAATAAACATACGCAAGGTCAGGTCTATCAGTTTCAGTTCTTGTTTGGGAAACTTAGCCCCCATAAGTTTGAAGAGTTTGTAGGTTAGTTCCACATCGTTCTTGGCGTACTCACCGTACCGTTCAGCCTCCCCCACAGTAAAATCGGCACGGCGCTTGCCCTTGGCGTTGTGTACCTCGTTACCTTTGACGCCCACACCGTAGCGTTCGGCTACCGCTTTTAGCGATGCACTTGTCTCCACCCCATGCAGAGCACGTGCCATATACATCGTGTCGAACCATGCCTTTGGCTTGATACCGTAATGCCAACTAAGTATTGCCCCATCAAACATAGTATTGTGACAGAGTATAGCACAGTCAGAGAAGTTTATGTGTGATAGTAGACGTTTGACTGTGCCTGGGTCACTTACATACTTAGTAGATTTGTCGTTCTTTTTTATAGCAAGACCGATAACTTCAAATCGCCTGTCCCGAACATACTCCTCAGTTGTCATCTTCGACAGTGAGTAATCTTGGGCATAATACGTTTCAAAGTCTAGAGTATAGATATCCATTACTTACTGACGACCTCGCCACCGCAAGCCAGATACCCACAAGCATCTACCCAGTTGTCCATGTGTGCAGAGTTAGAATGTATGCGAGCAATCTTTAGTAGTGCCATCATCGCTGCAACGTCTTCTGTCTTTATGAAATCAATCAGTCCAAGGTGTGCGTTCCAGTATACGGCGATGCGCTGAAAGTTATCTTCCATGTCGCCATGATCTGCCGCACGATCTTTCGTGACATAACCTTTAGCTGTGTCCAGTACTTTTGCACGATCCCAAACTTGTTTTATTGACACTTCTTCTCGCCAGTTTTCTGAACTAATTCGTGATATAAGATTTTTTACAAAGTGTATGTCAACGTCACACGCGTTTGCTACCTCGGCGTTTTCTGCTTTTCTGTTTTTCAGAAGATAATCCCATACCTTCTCTTCCTTCTTCGTCATGTTTGTCATGCTGCTCTCCTTGCTGCCACGGTGCTTTTGCTAACGACACCTTCATATTATTGTTTGCTAATTTGCGCTTGTATCCTAACCATTCTTTTTCAGCAGTTGTGAAACGCTTCATATTTTAACTCCGTTCGTTCTAAGTTTAGAGACAAACGACTTTAACTCTTCTCGCGCACGATACAAGTCTTGTTGTATATTTGGTCTGGCATCATACCTATATCGTTCTTCTTCCAACGTATTGACCTGTTGTTTTAAGAAACGATATTCAAACTTCTGTGCAGGGCTTAGTGATTCGTCACCCATCACGGTCTTGCCCTTGGTTTAACAAGTTTGTTAGATGCAACATCAGTGCCTTTGCAATGTATCAACACCGAATCATGTTGATTTTCCATGATAGCATACATAGCTTCTTTACTATAGCTACAAGCATCATAGCTAGGGAATA